GGTCAGATGGTAGAGGACACCCAATGGCATAACATCAGGTATTGGAGTAAGTCAGACAAGATTGCTCAGTACCTTAAGAGAGGAACAAAGGTAAGCGTACAAGGTAAGACAGAACACCGTAAGCATGAAGATAAGTACTACACAACCGTAAAGGCACATAAGATTGACTTATTGAGTAAGCCAGAGCAGAAGCCTGAGGAGGCTAAAGGTGTGCATTTTGAAGAAGATGATTTACCATGGTGATGAAGCTCCGTAACCCCATCCCCGACATACTTATTGCATTTATAATATTTTTCATTATATTTGGAGCATGGTATTATTGGACTCTTTAATATTCTACACAGCCATAGTCTATTTCACAACATGGGTGATCCTTGAATGGGTCGCCCTTTTTACGTCTATATCACTATGCCGTAAGTGTGTGACCTTTTGGAGCGTCATGGCAGGGGTAGCCCTAATATCATTTGACCCAGTAGTATCTATTGGAGCAGCATCAATATCAGCATATATAGCAGCACACCATGAATAACGAGAAAGACATAGAGTTCATTTTAGACATGGTAAAGAACAGACCTAAGACTAAGCAGAACGCCAACACCGTCAAGTATCACTACCAACAATTAGGAGGGAAGTGGAATCATTGCTTTTGCTCCACAAGACACATAAAAGAGTTTTACAATCACCTATTAGAAAAATATGACTCGTGAGGAATTTGACCAAATCATTAAAGACGACTTCAAATACCTTAAGAAGCGTGTAAGATACTACACCTCAAAGGATAACAACAATGTTGAGGACGATGTAATAGGATGGGCATACGAGGAGACACTGAAGTCCGTGGAAAAAATAGGCACTAAAAAACAATTAAGGCAGATGTTCATCCAAAATGTAAAGATGTCAACCATATGGAGCAACTCATCTTATCACAACAGGAAGCCTCGAGAGAAATCATCAGACAACCTGGAGCATAAGATATTTGACCTATGGGAGAATGAAAGGCATGAGGATATCATTGGAGACTATCTGAAGGTATGTAGCAGAGATGATAAGATGCTGCTCGGACTCATCAGCCAAGGGCACGACAACTGCCTCAAGCTTGAAAGAATAACGGGCATACCTAAATCAACTGCCTACCTAATGTTAAAGAAATTAAAGCAAAACATAAAACAATTTAAAAATGAAAAAGTACACAGTTAAGAGCGAAGCAAAAGGAAAGATCCACAACAAGGTAAACGGATCAATAAGAATCAAGTTTGATGGCACGACAGAGCACACCCAAGACCAGCTTAGAGCATACCGTAAACACTTCCCTGAGTTAATCGATTACAAGGAAGAAGCACCAAAGAAAAAACCTACTCCAAAGAAGAAAACAACACCAAAGAAAGATAGTGAGTAAATTAACGGATAAGCAAAAAATATTTGTTAGCAATTACCTAAAAAATGGGTTCAATGCTACACAAGCTGCTATATCCGCTGGTTACTCAAAAAAGACAGCAAGATCACAAGGTCAAAGATTGTTGACAAATGTTGACATTGAGCTACAAATCAACAAACACCAAGAAAAGAAACAAAAACAGCATGGCATTGAGGTAGATTATATCATTGAGGAGTTACAATTAGTGATTAATCAGAATAAAGATTTACACGCAAAACTTAAAGCCTTGAAACAGTTGACTGAGTTGTTAGGTTTAGATGCAACATTTAAGCTCAAAGAGAAGTTGTCTAATAGCGAACACCTAAACAAAAACGAACAGCCAAACATAGTAATTAATGTATGACCATTAAGCCTAAGTTTCACCCTAAGCAAAAGGAGGCGGTTAAGAATCTATTTAGCACGAATGGAGTGAATGAAGTCCTTTACGGTGGAGCAGCAGGAGCAGGGAAGTCATGGATGGGGTGTGTGTTCATCTTAGTAATGGCGATGAAGTATGAAGGTACTCGCTACCTAATAGGACGGTCTAAATTAAAGCACCTCAAACAGACAACACTCAGGACACTATTTGAGGTCTTAAAAACATTTCAGCTACAAGAGGACAAACATTGGAAGTACAATGACCAGAAAGGAGAGATGACACTCTGGAACGATTCAGAGATACTACTCAAAGATTTATTCGCGTACCCATCAGATCCCGACTTTGACTCGTTAGGATCGCTCGAGATAACATCAGCCTTCATAGACGAGGTAGCGCAAGTAACAGAGAAAGCAAAGAACATAGTCTACTCACGTATCAGATTTAAGCTTGATGAGAATGATTTAGAGCCTAAGCTATTTATGTCCTGCAACCCTTCAAAGGGATGGCTATACTCAAAGTATTACAAGCCCTCAAGGGATGGAACGCTGGAGGATTATAAGGTCTTTATCCAGGCACTACCAACCGACAACCCTCATATTTCAAAACACTACATCGAGAACCTCAAGAAGCTTGACAAGGTGTCTAAGGCGAGGTTGCTACATGGTGAATGGGAGTATGCAGACGAGTATGCACTATTTGACTATGACGCTATCATACACTTTTTAAACACCAAAAAGGAAACGGTAGAAGATAAGAAGTACAAGTATTTTGTTTCATTAGACGTTGCCAGATTAGGTAAGGATAGCACCGTGGCATTTGTCATGCGAGACGACATGACCATAGTAGACTTCTATGAGATGAAGAAGTCAAAGGTGAACGAGGTAGTGGCACTCGTGGAAGAAATTAAGGAAAAATACAATATAGTTAGCAACCATCAGATAGCAGTTGACGCTGACGGAGTAGGTGGGGGTGTGGTTGATTACCTTCTGGGGTGTCGGTCAATAGTAAACAATAGCAAAGCCATCAACGGTGAGAACTATGACAACTACAAGACACAGCTATACGCTCAACTATCAATGAAGGTCAACGCTAAGGAGCTGACAAATAATGTAGAGTTTGACATCTCAACGGAGCAGAAGATACAGCAGGAGCTAATGGTGGTTAATAGAGTGGACGTAGATAAGGATGGTAAGGTGAAGTATACAAAGAAGGAGGACGTGAAGAAGGCGTTAGGTCGATCACCTGACTATGGCGATGCCCTGGCATACCTAATGAGCCACTTCTTAATAAAGACATTTGCAGATGATTTTGAAATAGACGTGATAGTATAATGGCAGACGAGAAGATAAAAATAGGCATAGAGATAGATGGGGCTGACGGGCTCAAGGATTTAACCAATGAGTCAAAGAAAGCCTCCAAGGCAACGAAGGATTTATCAGGTGAGATGAAGTCCTTAGACTCACGCTTTGAAGATGTCTATGGCGACCTCCAACCGATGACCACTCGACTAGGTGAGATGGAAGATAGGATGTACGAACTTGCCAATGCAGGACAAGCCAATACTAAGGAATTTCAACTATTACAGAAAGAGGCAACAAAGTTTCGTAAGACTATCAAGCAGGTTGACATGGCGGTTGATTCTGCTGCTGAGGGTGGTAGGAATCTTAACACAGCCCTTGCATTATCATCGTCAGTCGTTGCAGGATATCAGGGCTTTGCTTCTGTTACTGCCTTAGTGGGTGATGAGAATGAGGAGCTGATGGAGACGATGGTCAAGCTACAAGCTGCTGAGGGAGCTCTTCAATCTATTCAGACGGTCAGATATACACTTCAACAGAATCAACTTGCTTTAACGAGGGCTCAAAGTGTAGCACAAGGAATGTACACAGCGGTAGTAGGAACATCTACGGGAGCATTAAAGGCGTTTAGAATCGCCATGGTGGCGACTGGTATAGGTGCTATAATTGTTGGTATAGGATTACTCGTCGCAAATTGGGAGTCATTTGTGGGAGTCATTAAAGCGTCTGTTGAGTGGGTTAAAGATTTTGCTAATGCGGTCATCGGTTTTTTAGTGCCTGGCTACGCAGAAATGATAGAAGCCCAAGAGGAGGCAGAGGCACAAGCAGAAGCGGAGAGGAGAAAACAAGAGGAGCTTATCGAAGCACAGAAGCGTAAGGTGGCAGCGTTACTTGATGCTTATGAAAAAGAGAAAGAGCTTAACGATCAGAAGATACACGCCATAGACTTCGAGATACGTAAACGTCAGGCAGCAGGAAAGGCAACGGGTGAGATAGAGATAGAGAAGTTAAAGGTAATGGTTGAGGCTACCAAGAGAGAGATGGAGCTTCGTAAACAAGCAGCAGATGCATTTGTGCAGCAGCTTGAAATGCAGAACAACCACCTCTTAAACTTTGCTAAAACACATGGCATCACCACCGATCAAATAATAGATAACCTCGGTAAAGTAGATGAGGAGTACAAGAAGATGGAGGACGACCTCCAAAAGACCTTAGAGGATATTGAGGTCATGGAGATCAAGCAAGCCACCCAAAGGAATGAAAATGCTCAGAAGGCTATTGATGAACGTAAGAAGATGGAGGAAGGCTTTCAAGATTTCATGAAGAAGTTAAGAGAGGAGTCAATGGAGCTTAACGGTCAAGACATGGAGCTTGAGCTTATGCAGATAAGAGAGCAGGCTCAGGAGCGATTAGCTTTCATTGATGAGACTAACCTATCAGAAATCGAGAAGGAAAAGGCTAAGCAGTTGGTGATGCAGAACCTTAAGCTTAAGACTGAGGATGTTACGCAGGATGCTATAATGCAAACTAAGGAGGCGGAGATAAGCGCATCTAAGGAAGTGGTGGGTGTGAAGAAGAAGGCAGCAGACGAGAAGATGGGGTTTGACCAAGAGGCAGCCCAGTTTGCAATATCACAGACAGCATCTATGTTCGGCACTATCGCCTCAGCATTTGAACAAGGCAGCGCAACACAAAAGTCATTTGCTCTTGCCTCAATTATAGCAGATACAGCAGAGGCATTAATGAAGGCAGTACCCGTAGCCCTTGAAGCATCTAAAGAAACAGGACCAGCAGCACCATTTGTGTTTGGTGGAACATTGGCGGGTATCATTGGAACGGTAGTAGGTGCAGCGGCAAATGCTAAGCAAGTGTTAAGCTCTGCACCTGGACCTGCATCGGGAGGTGGAGGAGGTACAGTATCAACCCCACAAGTAGGAAGTAACATTCAAAGCAGATCAGAAGAGCCAAGCGTTAACCTATTCGGACAAGGCAATGAAGGTAGTGAAGGAGGGGGTGATCAGTTCACGGCAGGCACACCCAACCAAGGAGGGGGAGCGTTTAAGGCTTATGTAGTACAGTCGGAGATACAAGCAGTTGACGAAAGCAACACAGCACTACTTAGTGAATCACAGATGTAATTAATTAAAAATAGATATATGTTAAAATTAGAATTTAAAGGAGGGGAAATAAGAGAGATTCCCAATGAGTTAACAGAGATGTCAATCGACCAATGGCTTAAAGTGAGCAACATCTTAAGCGATAAGACTAATGGATTTGCCAACAAGTTCTACAAGATTCTTGGTGAGTTTGGAGTGGAGGAGGAACTACTCGATCAGATCACAGATCAACAGGAGATGAAGAAAATATTTCTCAAAGTGAAGTTCAAGGCTGACGACATCGAGCTAAAGAAAGAAATAACTATCGGAGATGGTGTATATGAGTATCAACCATTCATCGGGAAGATTTACCGATTCATCGAAAATGAGATGACCAGCGAGAAGCCAAACTATAATAAGGTGGCAGCTTACAAGTACAAGCTGAAAGGTCAGGACATGAGCGAGCACATCTCCACGACCAAGGACAGAACGAAAAAGATTGAGGAGCATCTAACAGCAGCGGACATAGTACCCGTTATTAAGGAGGCTATAAAGGAGGTCAATGTATTTATCAGTTAAGAAATATGGTCAGTTAATAGGAGTTAAGGACACCTTTAAGAAGCTATCCATTGTCTCAGGTCATTCCCTTCACACATTGGAGGGGATGGCTTTGAACGAGTTGAAGGAGATAAAGGAAGAGGCTGAGCCACTACTTAAGGAGACGGCAGACGCTACCCCTTGCGATTATATCTATGCCTACGAAGAATCGTTCTACCCTAAGCCATTAAACACTATGACCCTTGCGGAGTTCATTGACGGCTATCACATGGCTATAAATAAGGACGTTGTTGGCATAGTGGCGTTACTTTATAGGCTAAGGATAAAGTCATCAGAGATAGGTAGAGACGAATGGGAGGACTGGGGAGGCTTCACTCACAAACGTAGAAAGTTCTTTGAGGACGTAGATTGGTTTGAGGTGAAGAAGCACGTGGAGTCATTCTACAAATTCAAAGATCAAATCTTAAAAGAGTATTACGAGAATCACGAAGAGGAGGACATCTACAAAGGGCTGACCCCTGAGGAGCGTAAGATAGTAGAGGAGGAAGAGAAGAAGGAAGAGGTGAAGAAGCAGTATATGTGGGAGCAGATGCTCTACCAATTAGCCAATGGAGACATAACAAAATTCGAGCAGATTCTTGATATGAATGTCGTGCTTGTCTTCAACATAGTAAACATGAAAAAAACATTGAATATATGAGTGTAACATTAGTAGGCAGACCAAAGGGTGGGGATGAGATTAACCCCGTTTACAACCCCGTAGTGTATTACTTTGACTCGACCAACAATAACGAGCCGGGCTTTAGATACATTGCTCAGATTAAAGACGAGGCAGGAGCGTTGATGTTTGAAAAGACTATCAGCCCTGATCCTGATACTGGATATTGCAACCTACATATAAATAGGGAGCTTCAAGACTATGTGTCATTCGACATTCTACCATCCACGAGTTCACCTCAGCATGCTGCCAATAGTTACAAACGTTTTGATATTGAGATAGGTGAAGAGTATCAAAGCGAGTGGGCTTTCGATGGTCTTATCTTTTTAAGCGACACAACACCCTATTGGCCAAACGCAGGAAACCCTCAGTACAACCCCCCTAACCCGTTCTTAAATAAGCAGGCATTGACGACTACATCGTTAGGAACTGCACCACCTTATTCACCGGGTGATTGGATATTTGTAGACCAACTTGACCCAACTATATTACCTGCGGTATCAGGCTTCCATAGAGTGCTAGACGTGTTTAACGCTGGTGGTTCATCGGGATTCTATTGGACGGTGGTGTTAGACTTAACCTATCAAGGTGGAGGAACAACATCGGGAACGGCAAAGTATGCCGATAATAGAAAGACAAGGTTTTTGAATGAGCTTGCAGTAGAAGATCAAGTGGTATTTAACGGAACATTCTCGCCTCAAGATTGGCTTGACTGGGATGAGAACGACTATGCTATGGACGATGTAAATGTGGCTAAGTGGCTCACGACAGCACCCAACCCTTATACGATTAGGGAGGACAATACTATCCTTATAAACGCCTTAAAGAAGAAAGACACACCAATCACAGAAGGGCCATACTTTTGGCGAATAATTAATGACCTAGGTGATAGTGCTGTTATATCATCATGGCAATTAGCGCAAGCCATACGACAGCTTGACGCATCACCAAGCAGGACGGGAACATGGGGGACTATTATTACCGGCACATTCCCGATAGTCAAGCCAACAACAGAGTGGTTTGAAATACTCGCGGAAGACAATGCAGCTGAGGCTGTATCTGAAACGTTTAGATTCAACATAGACAGAGAGTGCACGACGGAATATGAAGACATTGAGATGCAATTCATGGATAAGTTAGGCTCATTTATGCCGTTCAACTTCACGCTTAGAAATATTGAGAAGAGGAAAATAGACAAGTCTAACTATACTAAATTTTTGGGAGGTATTCAATACCAAGAAGGACCAGAATACTATGGCTACAATCTTAACGATGGTGGGAAGGTTACTTACGATGAGTCATTTGTCAGAATGTATACGCTAAGGACTGACTTTTTGAACGATGAATATTCGAGATACTTCACAGAGGTATTAGAGTCTCCCGTCACCAACATAAAGATAGACGGTGAGTTTCACAGATGCATTATAACGACATCGAGCTATGAGGTGAAGAAGGAACGATGGTATGAGTTAAAGAGGTACACTATTGAAGTGATGCTATCAAATAGAAACAAGGTTAACATATGACAAGAATTTACTTACAAGAGCATGGATGGATCAACGTTAAGGAGGGCACAACCTTCCCGATTAATTATAGCGTGCAGGACGTTACCGACATCACTAAGACTAACTCAGCCTACTCTAAGCAAATAACTATTGTAGGCGACAAGGAGAGTAGCAAGACGCTAGGTAATGCCTTTGAGGTTAACCTATCCAACAGCTCCTTTAATGTCAATAGAAGGGTGGAGGCGGTAGTCTTGCAGGATGAAGTTGACGTGTTTCCCTCGGGAGCATTTTTTCAATTATTAAAGGTTAATAAGTATGCACCCACCACTCCAAATGCCGATGACAAGGTAGAGTATATTGGCGTGGTCAGGGAATCAATATCTAACCTATTCGACGAGATAAAGAACAACGATCTTGACGACTTGCAGCTTTTCAATCCTGACGAATATGAGGTCTTAAATAAAGCGAATGTCAAGGCAAGGTATAGCGATGACTATACAAGCCTATGGAAGTATCACCTGACGGGATTTGGTCAGAAGGGATCTGACATTACGGTTAAGCAGTTCAGACCTTCCATCTTTGCGAGAACATATTGGGATGCCATACACAACGAGGCTGGCTATCGTTGGGAGATGGATGAGGAAGCAGACATACTATTCAATAGGTTGGTCATTCCTTATACAGATACATATGAACCATCGGAGGACACAAAGAGGAGGTCAAGAGTATATGGTGAGGATACTTCATTTTACCAGTATACTTTGGATCCGCCGTCATTCGGTTTCCAAGGATATACAGCACCACCTCCTAATGGCACTGCTCAGAACTGGTTTACATTTGATCCTACTAGAATTGAAAATAACAACATCACAGAAGACGTTTTTTCTCAATGGGACGCAGTGGCTAACGAATTAACAGCTAACTTCACAAGTCAATACAAGTGTTCAATATTATTAGATTTAGATATAGAGGTTGAAAATTTCTTTGCTTCTGATGATGTGCAGCTATGGAACGGCGGAGCTGGAAATACATTAACATTCAAGATATTTATTAGGTGTGTTAAAGGGGGTCTATTCTACGATAGCAATCAACTGACAATCACTATACCTGAGGGACAATTGTATTCGCCTGGACTAACGAATATAGCAACTGGAGTTTTTGAGTTTATTGTCGACGCTCAATTTTACGCTTCTGAGGATGCTCATTTTGAATTTGTATTGATAACTGAATCAAGCGATTTAAATATAGACAATAAATTCAGAAACCTAACAACGGGCAACCCTGCAACAATAGGCTTTTATATTAATACAAATAAAACAACATTTAATATTCAGCCTCAGTTTGAGTACAACGTTGGAACGCCAATATATATGAATGACTTTATTCCGAAGGGAGTGAAGCAAAGAGACTTCATCAAAGGGGTTCTTGATATGTATAAGATGGTAGCATATCCTGACCCATCAGACCCACAGAAGATCATCTACAAGACAAGAGATAAATTCTACGATGACGGGGAGCAAAAGGACTGGACTGACAAGATGGCCAAGGATAAGCAGGCAGTACTGGAGTGGGTGCAAGATAAGCAGAAAAAGAATCTTAACCTGACGTACAAAGAGGATGGAGATCCATTCAATGAGAGCTACCAAAAGGCTATCAAGGAAACATACGGGCGTTACAGATATACGTTCGAGAATGAATACAATAAAGGTCAGGAAGATTTAAATATAGTATTTTCTCCTACACCTATTCTATTTTCAGAGGACAATAGAAATCTATATGTTCCTGCAATTGGCTCAATGACCACCGAGGCCAAGAAGATAAACATAAGAATACTTCTTGACAATGGTGTGAGGACAGATGGAAATTTCAACTTCCTTAACGATGATGGTCAAGGATTCAGCGCTGAGACAGATTACCCATTTGCAGCACACTGGGATGACCCTAACCAACCATCAATAGACATTAACTTTGGGGTTTGCAGATTCTACTTCTACGAGAATTATACAATAACATTCAACAACCTATACACTCTCCACCATCAGCGGTATGTCGGTCAGTTGACTAAGGGGAAAATCTTAACGGCTTACTTCCGCCTGACTCCTACGGACATAATGAGCTTTAGGCTTTCTGATAAAATATGGGTGAAGGATGCTTTCTACAATGTCAATAAGATAATTGACTACGATGCAAATAGTCCGAAGCTGACAAAGGTAGAACTTATCACAGTTGATGAAGGCGTGGAAATGTCATTCACAACACCACAGCAGCCACCATTCAGACCCAGCCCAGGCAACCCTATAATAGCAGACCCACACACCGACGACTACAACAGCGAGACTACTGCTATGAATACCTTTGGAGGTAACAACGGAGGCATGGCTGTTAGAGGTCAAAACAACACCCTTCAAAGGGGGTCGCAAGGTGGAGCAGTATATGGAAATGACAATATCGTTAACCGTTCCAAAACTATAATAGTCGGCGATGGAAATACGGATGAGTATGGAGGTAAATTGATAGTAGGGGATGGTCTTTTCTCTGATGTCTTTAACGACATGATCGTTAGGAATGGTAAGGTAGAAACATTGACCGTTGAGAAGATAAGGATAGAGGGTCAGCCATTCATCAAGACAAAGGTGTTGGACATAGGTGGTTGGGACATGGACACCGTAGGAGCGGTAAATATCAATCATGGCTTGACCAGTACGGAGTATGAGAACATTATAGCGGTGAGTGTTATATTAAGAAATGACACCTTAGCAGAAGTGTACGATGCCTCTTCAACTAATAGCTATTCTAGTGATGTTGAGTACAACCTATCTACTGCTGTGGTTAGGATAAATCGAAAGGGTGGTGGTTTCTTTGATAGCACTAACTTTGACGACTCGACAATCAATAGAGGCTTTATCAAGATTGATTATAAGGAGTAAGCTATTAGTGGCTACCATCAAACAAAGAATATCCATGATTAAAACCATGTTCAAAATCATCCTTTTCAAATGACCATATATTCAAATCATTCCCATCCTTACAGGTTATAGAACCAACAGCTATACCTATTTCATTTCCTATATCGCCCAAATCGGTTATCCTTTTTTTATTTTCTTTTAAAGACTTTTCAATGGCTTCAATAACTTTGTCTCTATATTCTTTTCTTTCTTCTTCTGTAATATCCATAACTATTAATTTTAATTAAAAAAAAGGGAGCGAGTTATTCAGCTTTTAAAGAGTTTAGTTCTTTTTCTAAAGCGTCTATCTTTTCTTGCTTAATTTCTTGTTCACTTTTAATTCTGTAAGTTTCAAACCACTTGAAAGCCCACATAGGATCACGACTCCACCTCATTTTATAGTGTGTTGCACCTTTCTTTTTTGCTCCTTCTAAGTAATTAATAAGGCTTTCAATAGTTCCTTTATCATCACCTTTAGTCATTGTTATTTCTTCTATCATAATTTCTGTATTAATTTACTTAAAGCTTCATTAATATCTTCAAGTTTTTTATCTCTGTCCTTCTTAGCTTCTGTATAACCTTCCCAGTTACCATCTTCTAAGCACCTTTGTAAAAGATCTTTTTCTTTCTTAAGTATCTGTATTGCGTAGTTCACTAATTTATTTGATTTCTTTCTAGTAAAATAAATTTAACAACACCACACCTCATGGCATCTAAATATGCAACAATTCTAGACGTGCTACTTTTATCTCTTGTTTTATAGACACATCCGTTATAGAGAAAGGGCCCATATTTATTACGTGCATAAGTCGTTTGTTTGTATTTTAATATTTCAGTAGTTCCATCTTCATAAAACAATTTAACTTTTATTTCCTCTCTTTTATATGGATTGCAAGATCCAAGAATAATAAATAATACTATTATTATCTTTTTCATATCTATTTATTTAATTGTTTTATCGTTTTGTTATATACAAATATAAATAAAATTATTTAACCTACAATAGTTTTTTCAATTTATTTTTAATTATTACATTTGTTAAATATAGTCAGTTGCATATAGGTTACTGATGTAGGTCGAAAGGACAATAAGACCTAAAATAAAAAACCTTTTTAAATGTGCGAATAAGTTTGGATATCGAGCAATGACCCACCACCGTCAACTCGGAAGCCGACTGCATGATTTTTATGAAGGCGTAAATCCATAGGGTGCAGACCCGAAAACGCATTCGCACTGAAGAGAGAGGTTGTCCAAATTGCCTCTCTTTTTTTATTGCTTGTCTCTAATATAGATATGCAGTAAAAAGGGTTGGTATGCCTTCTTGGAAATAATCAGCCATTTCTACAATATAAGTAGATGGCGACAGCAGAAGAGTACGACATAAAAATTGATCCCCTTAAAGCTAAGAAGAATAAAAAGCATGGCATCAACATGATTGCCCTGACCGATGACCCTGCAATAGAGGTTAAAGGTTTCTTCTTCAATAAGGAGGCACTCGACAAGCGAAAGGTATTAAATGATGACCAAAAGGCTGAAGCTTATGAATACCTTAAGCAATGTGGAGTAGAACGTCAAGAGCAATGGAAAGAGGTAACGGTTGACGAATACCTAACGGGGGAAGGTCAAGACCTCGGAAAGTTTGCAGAGTGGCAGCTTGATAGTTCCCTAGATAGATTCTCACCAGATGGTAAAGGTGTCTACATGGTTAGGTATCGTTACGATGTACCTAAAGGATCAGGAGAAGAAAGGATAAAAGACACGTCTCGATCATTCTGCCGAGAGGTCATAGGACTAAACAGAATATACACCTATGAAGAGATAAGCCAACAATTAAATAATCCTGAGTTTGGGAACTACTCAATATTCGACTACAAGGGCTCTTATGGTTGCAGACACGTATGGATAAGAGAATATTACTTTGCAGACTTTGACGACGACCAAATCAGAAAGACGGGGGCTAACCCAATAAGCAGACAGTCAGCTTCATCGGTTGACGAGATGGCTACAACGGTCAACGCCAAACTATCGAGCGACACTTACAAGATGAGGGTGGCAGCACCAGCACTTATCCCTGATAAAAAGATACCAAGGATTGACCCCGACAGCGGTGATGTCTTTACCGTTCAATTCTCTACTGAACAGATAGATAAAATGTGGTCAAATTTCCAAAGCAAAAATGTTGATTCAAAATTCAATATTGACCATACTGATAGAGAAGCACCAGCCTACTTATTAGAGGGCTGGATCATAGAGACGGAAGAAGATAAAGCATATAGCAAGTATAGATTTGATAAAGACGAAGTACCAATAGGCTCTCTAATAGTAGTTAGTCAGTTTACAGACTTCGACTTCTTCATGGAAGAAATAGTGGAAAAAGAACAATATGGATATAGTGTCGAAGGCTTCTTTGACATAGATTTAAAAATGAAAGCAATGGCAGAAGAAACAAAAGAGAATAAAGAGGAAACTCAGGAAGTTCAAAAGTTTGAGCTTGACGGTAAATTCTACAAGGCTGATGAGAACGGTAAACTCGTGGAGCTGATGGAAGAAAAAACCGAAGAGAAAGAAGAAGAGCGAAGAGATGAAGTTCGTGAAAAGATGGAAGAAGAGAAGCCTCAAGAAGAAGAGAAGAAAGAGGAAATGGTAGAGGAGACTGAGGAGGAGAAAAAATATTACACTAAGGAAGAGCTTGACGAGAAGCTTGAGACTATTGTAGAGATGATCGCAAAGCTTGAAGGCGGTAGAGAGGAAGAGAAAGAGGAAGTAGTAGAAGAGAAAGAGGACTTCAAAAAGAAAGAAATTGCTGAACAAAAAGAAGACAACCAATCATTCGGGGCTAAGTTCAGAGCCTTGGCAAAATTAAAAAAGAAATAAAATGAGAGAATTACACTTTGATTTCAAGGACATCAAAGAAGCTTCAAAAGAGATCGAAGCTAAATTTGACCTAACGGTTGAGACAAACGCTTTGCTTTGTCCTAACCCACAAGAATTTTACTCACGTGCATACTTAACAGATGACGTGACTGGAAACTTTAGACTACTTCCTAACGTGAAGTACAAAACTAAGCTGGCTAACCAATCATTCGACAGAGCGTTATACGCTTCTGATTGCTCATGGGATGACGCTAAGGAGGCAGCAGGATCACTTGACGCTATCGACATCGATGTATGTGGAGTATCTGCACTTGGAGAGATTTGTCAGTTTGACGCTGAGCAAGCTTTCTTCTCTACTATGATGAGACCTGGAGCTAACTCTAACGAGATTGCACCTCAGATGTTCTTATCTCAGTATTGGGAAGAGCTTGGTAACTTGATTCAAGAGGAGACTGCATTAATCAGATGGCAGGGAGATACTTCACTTAACGCTGCGACTACATTCTTAGCAGAGTGTGACGGTTACGAGAAGAAGTTGCTTGCAGGTTATAACGGTGGATCAGGAGACGTTGTGGGTATTGCTGGTTCAGCAATCACTAAGGCTAATGTTATCGCAGAGATTTCTAAAGTTTACAACGGACTACCAAATACGTTGAAGCACAAGACTGGAGACTTAAGAATGTATGTTTCTGCTAACGTAGCATCAGCTTATCTTGAAGCGGTTGCAGAGAACAACACCGTTCTGTACACTACCATGAACCCAGAATTAACATACTTGGGTAGAATCAAGATTGTTGTTCAAGAGGGAATGTCAGACAACACTATGGTGTTAACAAGACATCAGAACTTAATCTACGCTTTCGATGCGTTAGGTGATGGTTCAGACCTTAAGGCGGTGAACTTGACAGACACAGTTGCAGAGCCTACGCTTAGAACTCGTGCCAACTTGAAGATGGGATTCTATCTTTCTAACGAGACTGAGATCGTATATTACTCAACTGACATCACATAAGAAAATAACGGGGAGTTGAGATACTCCCCTTTTAACATTTAATAATTATGGCATCATTATGCGACGCGCTAACATCAATCACTAAGGACTGTCTTAACTCCATTGGAGGGATAGACGAGGTTCTGTTGAATGATTTAGCAGACATAGATAGCGTGACTATAACATCTGGGGAAGTTACAGCGATAGCCTTAGACGGTTCATCACCCGTTTACTTCCAGTCCTACGCTATCACAAGAGATTCAAGTGTTTTAAATCACACGATAGAGGCAGACACGACAGCAGGATCAACGCTATACACACAGACATTAACGCTACAATTCAAACGTCAGGAGTTGGCAAAAAGAAACAGCGTTATGTTAATGGCGGCAGGACAGAGAGACCTTGTAGCATTGGTTAAAGACAACAATGGGCAATGGTGGTTAGCAGGTTATTCACCTGACCTAACGCAAGGTTTGCAGTTGACTGGAGGGGAAAGTTCAACGGGTACAGCGAAGGCTGACATGAACGGCTACGTTGTAGAGTTGAGTAATCAACTACCTGAGAGACCTTACCCGGTAGACAGCTCAATCATTGCGGCTTTATTAACGCCTTAAAAGTAGATTGTTCATATATCTAATAGGAGGGGGTGGGCAGATTGTTCACCCTTTTTTTAATTGTAGAAGTTATGATGTTTTTGATACCAGATAGTGTAAATGTAGAATGTTTCCAAGTGTCTCAGGTTAATAAGACTTTTGGTGATGACTATATTTTCAACATCAAGAACGTACAAGGCGAGAGTGTTGTATGGTTCATTGGAACGAATACAAGCACATCTAAGGAGCGTTACGACAGATACAACATTGAGTTGGTTGACACTGGTAGTGTTGACACCTCTAACGCTCAGATACATCTAAATAGGGGGCAATATACTTATGATATTTACAAATACAATGGCGGTGCTATTGATGAGAATGGAGCAGAGGGCGAGGTCTTGGAGACGGGAAAAGTGGTGGTTGACCTTGAGCCTAAGAACAATTACACGACAACAAACATATACGCATGAAGATATTAGGTTATAAATTTGGGAAAGAGGAGGTGGTTAAAGATGCTTCTGATGGAATGGTAAACGAAGACTTCGGAGCTATCGGCAACATTCCTGTAGGAGACAGAGACCTATCTAAGCCCTATGTAGACGACAGCTATGTGGGGGGCAATGGAATGGTCTACTTCGGTGAGGAAAACCTCTACCCTAACCTACTGAACAACTTGTATAGGTCAAGCCCTATACACGCCACTTGTGTAAACTTTAAGACAAACGCTATTGTAGGTGGGGGCTACGAGTTCAAGGGATATGATGAGGCGACACTTGACAAGAAGAAAGACATTAAGAAGCTTGAGATCAGACTAAAGTTAAAGGAGTTGACAAGGGGTATATCCCAAGACTTCATCAAGCATGGGAGGGCGTGTGTGCTACTTACTTATTCTGAAGAAAAAAAGACCTTTGTTAAAGCTCGACTTATTGACCCTGAGAACGTCAGAAATACGAGGGTGAGCATATATGAAGATAAGCCCTCACACTACTTCCTATCGGAGGACTGGAGAAGGTATGGCATTAACAAGATAGTGCCATGTCATCACTTAGGATGCAAGGATAAGTATCAGATGTTAGAGCTGAGGACAAACACGGCAGGACTAAAGACCTATCCACTTCCTGACTATGTGAGCAACGGTAACTGGACGTACTTAGATGGTGAGATAAGCTACTTGTATAAGCAGGGGATAGTCAACTCGATTAATCCTTCAATGATATTTAAGTTTCCCTTTGAGACGACACCAGGGCAGAAGCAGAAGATAAGAAGGATGCTTGAGACAGTAGGTAAGGGAGCGAGAAACATGGGTAGGATATTGACGTTCTACAAGCCTGCTGACCAACAGCCGGAGATTGAGACGGTCAAGACGACTCAGAACGATAAGCTCTATGCTCAGGTGTCGCAAGAGATTAAGGACAACATCGCCATAAGTCATCAGATTGACCCTGCGGTGATAGGGATAAAGACTACGGGGAAGTTGGGCAACGCCGCTGAGCTCAAGATGCAGTACCAACTATTTGAGAAGAACTGGGTCATGGAGAACAGAGACACGATAGAGGAGTTCATCAATGATGTGTTGGGCGTTTTTCATTGTGAGCTTGAGTTTCAGTTTAACACTTTTAATATTATTGATGAGGAAATAGTTGAAACAAAAATTGAAGAAGAATGATTACTTACTTTGTAACAGAGAACTACATAAAGACGAGAACACAGATTAGTCAAAACATGGACGTGGCAGACATCGCTCCCAATGTAGAGGTGGCAGCGATTGACTATGTTCGACCAATATTAGGGTTAACATTTTTTGACGACCTACTGACTAAGTACAACGCACAGACGTTGACACCTACTGAGGAGCTGGTAGTGGAGATAGTTCAGAAGATAGTAGCTTTTAGGGCTGCTGATATTACTGTGCCATTTGTATCTTTTTCAATTAAGAATAAAGGAATACAGAGTCAATCGGGTGAGTATTCAGCAAGTGAGGGTATAGAGGTTGTAAACTACATTAGAAATCAACTGAAAGGCCATGCAGCAACGTATGAAGATCAGCTTAAGGAGTTCTTAAAGTTGAATAAGGACGACTACCCACTTTACACTTCGGATGCTAATAAGGAAATTTTACCACCTGAAGACCCTGAGACTTCGGTTGGGATGGATTGGATATGAGTGCAGAGCGTGAGGCATACAATGAATATGTGAGGGCATTAGGAACAGCCACAAGGTCGATGAGCGCAAGCATTAAGAAGTCGATAAAATTCAAGGACGCTATTGACACGGGTAGGATGAAAAACGTATCAATCGTTAAGATAGTAACAGATAAGACAGACAAGATGCCTAAGTATATGGAGATAGATACTACGTTTTATTACAAGTTTGTAGACCAAGGAACAAGGTATATCAGCCCTCGTGAGATAACAAAGCACATGAGAGGAACAAAGGAGTGGAAGCGAGAGATGAAGAGGGTGATGACAGCGTGGTCAAAGTGGCAAACACTTAAAGCAATACAACTATGAGCGCACAGACGAGATTATATATAGAGAATCATTTTAGGGCGTTTGCAGAAGCGCATCAGCAGATAGAGCGCATACACTTCGACTATGAGGAGCAGTTGAGCAACTATGCAGGAGAAGATGATTCTTACCCTATCATGTACGTCATCCCATTAGATAGCGAGCATGACCAAGGTATAAATAGGTTGGGCTTTCGAGTATCGTTTTTCGACATCATACAGAAGGATAGATCAAACGTCAGCAACCTTAACAACTTAGTTGAGCTTCTTGTCAATGACTTTCTGAGATACTATGATAAGGATGGTGATGCTCCATTTTACTTTGAGGACGTTGCTACGAGTAACCCCCTTAACAATTACCTGCCTGACTATTGTATTGGTAGGTATGTAGAGATTGAGATAGTGGCTGATAGTTACTCTATTTGCTCTATTCCTATGGCTGATTTGCCCCCCATCGTGGTTGAGTGTTTACCCGCCTCCTACACGGTTGAGTACGTCAACGGAACGCTCATCCAAAGCGGTACAATCCCAAGTGGGTGGAGTGAGACTATACAAGTGCCTAATCCTGTTGAGGATTTATTCCTATACCTCGACTATGAAACGGGTGACGACACTATCACGATCACTATTGACGCTAATTCAGCAGGTACTATAACAACAGCCAACACAACGGGCTTAACATCGGTTGTATATGAGGTTAATGCAGTTGTTCAGACGCTACCGTTTACGATAGCTAATACAGATACTTTGGAGATTACCTTCGATGCAGCAGCGGCAGACGGTCAAATCATTTTAACGGGGACGTACTAATGAGTAGGAAAATAAGATATAGCGGTTATTCATTTGCGAGTATATTGACTCCTGCTCAAATATTAGGAGCAAATTATTACGACCATTGGCAACCATCAGGATTGACGGGGGTAAATGGAGACCCTATATTGACATGGTTAAGTGATGGGTTGAACGCTGCTACGTTTACATTTGGTGTTGGTCAACGCCCTACTGTTTTAGGTGCTGCCATTAACGGATATAAAGCTGCTTCATTTAATGGCACGACAGACTATGGTCAGGTGTTAGCATCTACGGGAATGTATAACTTTATGCACGATGGAAGTGGAGGAACTATATATGCTATTTTAAGATTTAATAATCTATTGAATGGTGAGGTTTATGTATTATTTCAAAATCTTACAAGCGCATCAGGAGTTGGTATTACATTATATAATGATAGTAGAACAACAAAGACAAACGCAATTCAATCAGGAGTGAGAAATGGAAGCTCAAGTATTTCATTTCAGGAATCAAATAATTTTTGGTCGTCAGGACAATTTGATAGTATGACGCACAAATTAGACGTAGGAAACCCGACACCATTAGATAGGTGTATAAGTATTATAAATGGAGGATCAGAAATAAAAACAAACACCCAATCAGGAAGCCCATCATTATTAAATGCAACAGGTAATTTAATAATAGGATCAACAAATACTGGTGCGGGTTTGGCAGAGATGGAAGTGGCAGAAATAATAATTGCTGATACTATAACCACGCCAACACAAGACAGTCAAATGGATTTATATTTACAAAATAAATACGGAACATTCCCAATATGATAGAAGTATTTGAAATATTAGATAAAGGAAAAAAGCCAAGTAAAGGTTTTGCGGTTGGTCGAGTTATGCCTGACGGTAAGCAGATAGCAAAGGCAAATCTAAAAGAACACCCAAACGCAAACGGACTAACCAACAAAGAGGTGCAAGATTGGATTAAAGAAAACTATCCCGAACTTTTTAAAGAAGATATTTTATGACCATTGAGACAGCACTTGAATACATTGGCACACCCGTAGGAGTTGCGGGGGTGTTAGGGTATGGTATGTATCAAATGAAAAACTATTTCACTAAAGAAGTAGACGAACTAAAAAAAGTCATCAACCAAAAAGACCAGCTTATCGAAGAACTAAACAAGAAACATTCAGACAAAATAGAAGAATTAGTATCAAATAACATAGAAATAAATACACTTATCAATGAGAATATTAAGAGCCTTACGGATCATATCAAGAAAAAACTTAATTGAGCACATACAACATGAGAAGAAAATACTTAACGAGCACCATGAGCGTTTTTATAAAGCACACCACGAATATACGGTGGAGTGTTTGAAGAAGTATCTTAACTCACACAAAGAGGAGCTTGCATCATGAGGGATATTCATTGGATAGTCGTTCACTGCACAGCCACCGATCAAGATGCTAAGGTTGAATCTATTCAGCAGTATTGGAGGGGAATACTTGGATGGAAGAACCCCGGATATCACTATATCTTTGACAAGCATGGCAAGATGACGCAACTACAAGACGAAAGTAAACCCACAAACGGGGTGAGGGGGTATAACGCTAATTCTATTCACCTATGTTACATAGGAGGAAAGTACAAGGATGACAGAACGCCAATGCAAAAGGCTATGATGTTAGACTTGATTAAGGGGCTCAGACGGAAATATCCTGATGCTATCATACAAGGGCATCGTGACTTTTTAAAAAAAGGAAAAAAAGGGTGGAAAGATTGTCCAAGATTTGACGCGAAAAAGGAATTTGATTTTTAAAAAGGGCAATCACTATCCTTTATAACTTCCTCCTCATGGTTGATAAAGTGAGTCATTGATTCAAGTTGATCGTGGGACTTTCTATCATCCCCAAGATAATACCCCCTAAACACATCTTTTTTATCTATCCATTTACCGCATTTCTTGAGTGAGTAGAATCGTTTACCGATCATTTGAGGGAGTCGGTACAGATCTTTGTTCTTCCAAGCGTACAACTTGCCCTTGTGCTCAAAGCCGTATTTGTATTTCACTATCATTTACGTATATAGTTACACATATTAGATTGTT